GGTACTTCCTCATTCATGCCTCGCCTCAACCCAGCTTTTCGGCCGTACATACGGGGTTTCTCTTCCCTTCTTGTTGAAAGCCTCGGCCTTCAATATCTCTTGCTTGTAGAATGCTTCCATCTCTTGGTTTTTCCCGTCCGCGCCCCGGATCTCAAAGGCGATGTCAGCGGCGAGCCGAAACGCAATGGCTTTTACGAATTTCGCTTCGAACTGTCTCACGTTCGTAACCTGGGCGACATATCGAAGCATTACAGCATCGAGGTCACAATAAAATACCCGGTCCTCGACCTGCCATTTCTGCTCGGGGTAATCGACCACGGCAAGGGGAAGCAAGCAATAAGGGTCTTCCGGTAGCGAATACATGTAGGTGTACTCCGTGTTATTCGTTCCCGAAAGAATTCCGAGGGTTTGCCTTCGTACCGCAAATGACCACGGAAGCTCCGAAAGGACGTAATCCCGCGCTATCGGGTAAAACGTAGCGCAAGCCTTCGCCTTTTTGCTGTCGTCCGTGAGAGAGATAATCGGCCCTGCACCGATGAAGTACAGGGCCATGTTACAAATTTCCGTTTCCGAGTTGACAACCGGCATCGCGGTTATCCTACCCCGGAAAGACTGATGAAGGTCGTTACCTTACCCGCGGCCAAGGCGGTCGTAGCCAAGTAGTACACGTTTATGTACTCGTCGGTTATCCCGTCGGGGATGCGGCTGGAAAAGATCACCACGCCCTTCGTGAGCGCCGAGGCGAGAACCGCGGGCTTGAGTTGCAACACGGTATCCGTCGAAGCCGGTTCCGCGCCGCTTGAAGCGACGAGGGAAACGGTGAGTCCGTTGGCCGCGCTGGTGAACGCCGTATCTACCAGGCAGTTGAGATAAACTCCCTGTCCTTTACCGGCGTCTCCGATAGATCCTAAGTCTATCGCGGTCCCGCCGAGTTTCGAGGTCGTAACCGCTACGGCCTCATCTATGAAAAGTTTTGCGTCAGTAAACATTCTGCGCCCCCTTAGCTTACAACCGTCTCGGTGTTGACGATCGCTTCGGCCATGACGATCCGCGCTCCCCGGATGTAGTCCACTCTCTGCCCGTATTCGTTCTTGTCGGTGAACCACATGTTCGGCTTGTCGCGGAAGATTTTATCGAGCTGGAACCGAGTTCGCCGGTTACAGAAAATAACCGTACCGGCCATGTCGTCCGGGTCGGGAAGGTTGTCCAGAGCCCAGATAAGAAGATCATATTGAACCTCATCGGCTCCGTCGGTCCCGATGTTGCAAACCCGCTGTACGGCCCGGTCGTCTTCGATGTTGATACCCATGATGCTGGTGAACTTGGTTACGTACTTATAGAGTCCCGCTCCGGTCGTGGTATTGGTGATGATGAACTCTTTCCCCATGTCTTCGATTTTGACGGTCTTCTTCAAAGCGTCGCGGCTGTAAAGCAGGTTGACTTTCCCGGTGCCGAACTGCACGCAGTAGAGAGAGGTAACCGCGCCGGCGTCCGCGCATCCGACGCTATGCACGTTGGAAAGCGAGGTCAGATTATACCGGGGTTGGATCCCTCTCGGCTTGTTCACGTCGAGAACGTTGTCACCGTAGAAGAACGCGGAGGCGATTGCCTGGCCAAGTCCTTCGACGTGTTTCATGTCGTGAATGTACCGATAACGGACGGGATCCGGTTCGATGTCGTCGAGGATGAATTCGTCGTATTCCGCCCGGCTTTCGATTCTGCCGAGCTGTTCTACGAACTGCTCATCCTGGCCCTTGGTCGGAGCGATGCCCTCGTTGATGCTCCTCCACTCCCCGGAAGGTAGCAAGACTTCTTTCGCGCCGATGTTGGAAATAAGCTGATTTGCTTCAATCCAGGAAGCTACCTGGATCAAACCGTTTTTCTTGTGAAGAACCTCGGCCGGAGGCAGAAGCTCTTTGTTGTTATGGATTTTTGCTACGTCAAGTAGCGTGTGGTATGCGGCCATGTCGTAAGCCATACAAGGCTCCTAAGTAGTTGATCGGTCCCATCAGGAACGTCCCTGCTACCCATCAAGCCCCGTACGTGCATCGGCATGACCTTCGCGCCGTAGGTTCTCAGGTTGACAGCGGTAAACCCTTTCAGGTATCCCACTCCCGGAAACTCCGGGGAATCAAAAGAACATTGCGGGCATGGGAGTCGAACCCATTTTTCCAGTTTATGAGGCTGGCGTATTGCCGTCTTACTCGCCCACGATTAGAACGTACCGCTCTTTTACTTTTTTGTCTACCCCTTCCCGCGGGGCTTGTGATTGCTTTTCGGATAGAGCGAAGCAGGATCAAACTTGTCGCCCCCTCCCGCGGCCTCTCCGATTACGATGCCGTCTTCGTTGAACGATTCCGCGAGTTTCACGACGAACTTGATGAGATTAACCGAGTTGCCGAGGCCCGTAGCGTTGAGTTCGTTCTTCAGGTCTTCGCCTCCGATCTTCTCCACAAGCCGGAAAGCGTGTTCGACCTTCTCCCGCGATTTCTCGCCGTACTCGTTATGAAGAAACGATTCTGCCGCTTTCTGTTTCTCCGACCGTTGTGCCTTGACCGCGGTAACCATTTCGAGCCGGTTGCGTTCCTCCCACTCGAAAAGCGCTGCGGTCTGCGCTCTGGTCATGTGATTTCGTAAGGCGAAGTCCTTCAAGGCGGCGATGCGTTCCGGTTTCGCGTCCTTCGCGTCGATCTTGTATTCTTCAGCTTTCTCCGGTACGCCGAGGGCCTTACGATAGGCGGCTTTCTCCGCTTCCGTCGCGTTTTCCGCCGGCGGGAAGATGGCTGACTTCAGCTTCTCCGCAGCCTTCGCATGGTCTTCTTTCAGTTGTTTCGTAGACTTCACGTAATCGCCGAGGGTTTTTACTCCCTTGAACGAATCGTCAAGAAGGTCTTTCGGGACCTGGCTTGTCCACGGTGCAAAATCGGCCGAAGGGGTTGGATCTCCTCCGCCTCCGCCTGGATCGTCGGGGGCAAGGTTGAATTGAATCTTCCTGAATAGTTCCACCTATCCCTCCTTATTTCCCGACGTTCCGCATGAACCACCGGTCAAAGATGAACTTGAACCGAAGGTCATCCTGTGAGTTCGTATCCGCGCTTGCAAGGGCCGTCTGATACGCCGCAAGGAATCGAGCCTCTTCCGCCGTAAGTTCTTCCCACGCTTCGAGCTTGTCGATGACTCCGGTTGTCGCCGTGGTGAGCGATACCGCGAGTCCGCCTGTGTATACCATGTTATTTACCTCCCATTAGTTTCTGGGTGATGAGGGATTCTTTTCCATCCTCCCATGCACCGGATAGAAAAAGTATTTTCTTCGCAACGTTCTGAAGCTCCATGTCCTCGGGCCTGTCGGCTTGGGAATAGAACTTGAGAAGTGCGAGAATCGACGTAAGTACATCTTGCCCGATTTCCGAGGAAAACACCTGCTTGAACCTGAGTTTGATCCGCTCAAGTTCATCCGGCGCTATCTGTGAGAACTCGGGAAACCATGCGTGTCTCATCATGCTTGATCTCCTGCGGCCGGGCTTCCGGGCTCGGGCCGCTTCGTAGTTGAACCGTATGCTTTCGCCTGCTCAAGTTGCATCTGCATCTTGAGCATTTCCGCCTGCTGTTTCGCTTCGGCTTGCAATATTTTTTGATATTCTTCGTCCGGGACAATGGCCTTCTGCGGCATCCCGCCGTTTTTGAATATCTCGTCTATGAGGACTTCGGGCTTCACTTTCTTCAGGGTGTTCGGCCAGAGTTCAAGAATGACCGACGAGGTCTGAAGCGTGTTGATAATGCCTTGAGCCGAGGAGATTTCTTTCATCGCCTGGGCGTAGGGGCCTACGTATTCGAACCGAAGCGGAAGTGATGCGGATGATCGAAGTTGTTCCGGAGGTTCCGGCATGCGCCCCGCGTCAAACTCGATTTGTAAGATCCTGGTCGTAATCTGTTCAACCCATTCGCTCTGAAACTTCCCGATTGTCGCCCCTTTGGCAGTAACATTCTCGGCTTTCCGTTCGAACACTTCTCTTGCCGTCATCTGTTTGTCTTGCTGAACGAGAGAAAGGAAATGGTCAACCTTGTACGTTCGTTTGATCCGTTCCCGGACGTCGTTTATAAGTTCAAGCGTAATCGGGAAGTTCTGTCCGGTCGGGAGTGCCATAACGGGTCGTCCTGGATCGCTATAATAATTTCTTCCGTTCGGATCTGTATCAATGTCTCGTCTATCGTCTGGAATATCGAGCGCTGGTTCATTGCTTTTCTGCGCCGCAAGCAGAATTGAATACATCATATTATTGACGGTTTTGATGTCTGGGAGTGCGTCGTCAGTCGGGCTGTATCCATAGGGATCGTTCCCGCGGGTTTCATACCGCCAGGTCGGGGCCGGGAATGTCCTATACCCGCTTTCCCTGATAATGTCGGTTCCACCGTCCTCGAAGTAGATCGATGCATACGGCATGTTGAGCGCATCGGCCTTATTCCCATCCCGCTTACGCCTTGGATAGACGGCATGAATGAACGTAAAAGGCTGATCCGGGGATGTCTCTAATACCTGTTTGATATTGAGCGGTAATTTCTCTTCTCCGAAAAACTCTTCCGCCTGATCAGCCGTGAGTTCGAACCGTCTGAATACCGTATCGGCTTTCCCGCTCCTGTTCGTGGCGATATAACACTCAACCGGGTCCGGGGTGAGACAGTTTATCTTACGCTCTCCCGCGTCCTCTTCGATGAACATGGTGACCGTCCCGAAGGAGGCACAAGCCCGGATCCCTTGCGGAAGCACATCATAGAAGTTCGACCGTTGATAGGCGTCGATTAATCGCTCTTCAACCTCCTGCAACCATTCTACAAGGCTCTCGTCGTCGTTCAATTCGTTCTCTACGTACTTGAGCTTTATCCATGGTGAATTAGGCGGGCAGGCATTCCCGACCATACCGTCTGACAGAGTATGGACGCATTCGGTTGCCGTCGTGTCATATCGCTTATCGGTGAGTTCTTCATCGTCAAACTTGACGTACATCGGCATGACGTATTCAATTGCGTCTTTCCACCTGTCTTCAACCGACCGGAGTCCGTCTCTCCGCGTCTCCCGGAGGCTCTTCAACGCATTAAACCTATTCTGCAATTGTTCGATAAGGTTCTTGTTACTCATGGCCGTAATACCCAATTCTTTTCATGGCCTATCCTCACTTTCGGATCGGCGAAAATCTTGAATCCTGCGTCCCTGATCCTTTCGCACATGCCGAAATCTTCTGACGTAACGATCTGCTTCCCGTCAAGATCGATATCTTTGTGCCGAAACCACGGATACTCGATTTCCTCGAACACACCGCGCTTGACCGCGATGAAAGCAAACCCGGCAAAGTCGACCTCGAAAAGCCCTGTTTTTTCCATCTCCGCATAGTTGTTGTCTTTCGTGTTGAAATATATGATCCCTTCCGGAGTTCCCTCTTGATAGGAAGCGTACCGGGCGAGCCCTGCGCGGTTCTGATCTACCGGGCATATTCCCGATACAACCGGATCCGCATGGTTGATAATCGTCTCTACGTCATCCGGGGTGAACACCATGTCGGAATCGATCCAGAGAAGCACATCGTATTCCAGCTTCCCGTTGAACGGTTTCGCCGGTCGTTTGATTCCGCCTTCCGTGTACTTCGCGGGGAGTAGAAGAGCGTTTCGGCAATTGTAGATGTCGGCTGAATAATCGTTGACAATCGTGAGATTGTGACCATCACTCATGAGCCGGTTGACTGACGAACAGAGCGATATGGCGAAATTCATTGTTGCCGTTCTTCCGGGGAGGAGGAAAACGATCTTCATCAGTTCCCGTCCTTGATGAGCGTGATGAGCCTGGCGCGGGCCGCTTCGATGTCTCCCGGCTTTTCCGTGAAAACCCAACGAAAGATCTCAATGATCTCCTCTTCCGTGGCCTTCTTGACCGTCTCTTCGAAGACTTCCGGCTTGAACGTCCCGGGCTTGGAAATGTAAGGTTTTTTTGCGTAATTGGTGAAATGCCGTATTTTCTTGACCCGTTCCGGGCTTATCTCGGCATCGGGCGTGACAGGCACTCTTTCACTCGCTTCGGTCTGTTGAACGGTTTCGGTAGCTTTTGTTTTCTTTGCCATTATCGTGTTCCTCCGAGGATTGTTCCGTCTTCCTGCATGGGGGCTTCTGTTCCGTCTGCCTTGTTTGGGAGTGTTACATAACGCTCAACCGCTGCTTTGATGCTCTCAGGTTTCTTCGCGTCCTCGCCTCCGTTGATAAGGTCGGCAATTGCGTTGCTCAACGGTTCGAGGAATTCCGAGTATTCGGTAAGGAACCCAACAATTGCCGAGGATATTCCCTCAAGCCCCGTACCCTTGCTCGTCCCTCTACGAAATCCCGCGCTGAACTCAGCAGCCTTTTCATATGACATTTCTTTCGGCATTACTTCTTCCTCCTCGATAGATAGTCATAGGGGTTATACACCCCTTTCTTTTCTTCGTTCTTCGTCCTGATGTCACGCATCCCGCCCATAGTTCGCTCAGCGTACCATAATGGCAAAGCTACTGCAATAACCAAATCGTCATGGATTTCCTCGGTAAGAGCCTCGAAGGATACACGACCATTCCTGGCTATTTTCATCCGGTATTCCCGCATTTGCTCCTCAAAGCGTTCTGCAATA